ACATAAAATAAAATGAGCTGCGATATTTCACACGGAAGACAAGAACCTTGTAAAGACGTAGTGGGTGGGTTAAGAAACATCTACTTTATTAACTACGGGGATTTTGACGGAACAACAGACGTTACTTACGATACTGCGGTAGGTTACGAAGACGTAATTACTGCGATTGGCGGTAACATCAACAACATTTATAAATATGAATTGAAAGGAACTAACTCGTTTGAAACAACTATCACTTCTTCTCGTGAGAATGGTACAACTTTCTTTGAGCAAGTTTTGTCTATTCAATTAAAGAAACAAGACCAAATTACACACAAGCAAATTAAGTTACTTTCTTACGGAAGACCTAACGTAGTTGTAGAAACTAACAACGGAGATTTCTTTATTGCGGGATTGGTTCGCGGTATGGATGTAACTGCGGGAACTATTTCAAATGGTACTGCGCTTGGTGATATGACAGGATATTCTTTGACTTTGACTGGGCAAGAGGCAGTTCCAGCGAACTGGTTAGATTGTAACACCGAAGCACAATTAGTTACTTTATTGGGTTCTCCTACGGTAGTTAATTCATAAGAACTTTGTTTCATAAGCGTTAAGGGGGTGGAAACACCCCTTTTTTATTGCACAAAAAAACGGAATAATAGTTATACTAATATGATAGTAGTCAAAGAACAATTAACTTCTCAACAAATCAATTTCATTGTGCGTTACGGATTAGCGCAAGATTTATATTTGATTGACGAAAACACGAATGTAAATGTTTACGTTCCTAACATTCAAATATTACCGAATGATTACTATACGGCGGCTATTGGTATTTTTCCAACTAAAGAAAATCACTTTTACTGGCTTCAGGTATATGATGCGAATCAAAACCTAATTTTAAAGGAACGAATGTTCTGCACAAATCAACCTATAAATACATTCTCGGTTAACAACGGGCAGTACATATCAAATCAAACAACTAACGACTTCATAATGTATGAGTAATAACGTACACATTTTACAACTTGCGGAATATCAACAACCGACTATCCAAGAATCTAAACGAGATGCGTGGGTAGAGTTCGGAGAAGATAACAACTACTTCAATTACTTAATTGATAGGTACACGAAATCAACCACAAATAGCGCAATTATAAACAACGTAAGCCGTTTAATTTACGGCAAAGGACTTAGCGCTTTAGATGCTTCGAAAAAGCCTAACGAGTACGCTCAAATGATGACATTGTTTAGTCCTGAATGTTTGCGTAAAATGGTATTTGATAGGAAATTATTCGGTCAATTCGCTATTCAAGTTCATTACAATGACAAGCACGATAAAATCTTAAAGGTTTATCACATACCCGTTAATCTATTAAGAGCGGAAAAGTGCAACGAGAAAGGCGAAATAACGGGTTACTATTATTCGGATAACTGGGAAAATGTACGCAAGTTCCCACCAACTCGTTTTAGTGCGTTCGGTTACTCACAAGACAAAATCGAAATAATGTTCGTTAAGCCTTACGGAGTTGGAATGAAATACTACGCTTATCCTGACTATCAAGGTGCGATACCTTACGCAGTTTTAGAAGAAGAAGTATCCGACTATTTAATCAACGAAGTTCAAAACGGATTCTCAGGAACTAAGGTGGTCAACTTTAACAATGGAGTACCTTCGGAAGAACAACAAGACCTAATAAGTCAAAAGGTATTAAGCAAGTTAACCGGTTCGAAAGGTCAAAAGGTTATTGTAGCATTCAACTTAAACGCAGAATCAAAAACTACGGTAGACGATATTCCATTGAATGATGCGCCAGACCATTACACCTACCTATCGGAAGAATGTTTACGAAAAATAATGTTAGGTCATAACGTAACAAGTCCGCTTTTATTCGGGATTGCTTCATCTAATGGATTTTCATCTAACGCAGACGAATTACAAAACTCGTTTATTCTATTTAACAATATGGTTATTAAGCCATTTCAAGACGAAATAATCGAAGCATTTGATAGAATATTAGCGTTTAACGGCATAGCTTTAAAGTTATTCTTTAGGACTTTAAAACCGCTTGAATTTACCGACTTAGAAAACGCAACTACTGAAGACCAAGTAACTGAAGAAACAGGCGCAGACACAACCAATTTAAAGACGAATAAACTTGAAACGATTTTATCCGAGTTTGGCGAATACCCAAACAAAGATTGGTTGTTGATTGATAGCGCTCCAGTTGACTACGATTTAGACGAAGAAGAAAACACTCGTTTAAAAGGCGAAAAATCTTTATTCACTAAATTGATTGAGTTAGTAAGTAGTGGTGTTGCATTCCCTAACGCACGTTCGGAACAAGACCAAATAATTAACGGAGTTAAATTCGTTACTCGTTATGTTTACGAAGGCGAAGACGGTGGAAAAAGTGGTAAATCTCGTGAATTTTGCACCTTAATGAAGCGTATGGGTAAAATCTATCGAAAGGAAGACATTATGCGTATGAATGAAAGCGTAGTAAATTCGGGTTTTGGCCCTGAAGGCGCAGACACTTACGATATTTGGTTCTACAAAGGTGGGCCAAATTGCCACCACCGCTGGAACAAACAAGTTTACGCTCAGTTCGATGCACAATTCGGAATAGATATTTACTCACCTAACGCTAAACAAATAGCAGTTCGCAAGGCTGAATCGTTAGGATACTACATCAAAAATGATTCTTTAGTTTCACAACGACCTATTGATATGGAAAATAGGGGATATTTAAACCCACGATAATGGCAGAAGCATTACTAATAACACGAGATGATTTGGTGCGATTTACCGCACTTAACGGCAACATTGATACGGATACATTCATACAATGGATTAAAGTCGCTCAGGATATTCATATACAACAATACACGGGTACTGAGTTACTAAACAAAATTAAAACGGACATCGTTGCTGGAACTTTAGCTAACCCTTATTTAGACCTTGTTGAAACTTATTTAAAGCCGATGCTTATACATTGGGCAATGGTTGAATATCTTCCGTTTATGGCTTATACAATGGCTAATAAGGGAATCTTTAAACATAGTTCCGAGAACGCTCAAAACGTAGAAAAAAACGAAGTTGACTTTTTAATAGAAAAACAAAGGTACTTAGCGCAAAACTACACCGAGCGGTTTATTAATTTTATGACTTATTCGGGTAATACGTTTCCTGAATATTACACAAACACGAACTCGGATATTTTTCCAAATACTGATTCAAACTACACAGGATGGGTAATATAAAAAAGGAATATACACCAAAGAAAAGCAACGTAATTAAGTTGCAGAAATTAATTAAGAAACTACAAAACGTAAAAAAATGAATGACTGGGGACAAGGCGCACACAACAACGTGGTAGGTTGGGGACAAGGTGCAAAAAGTGGTATGGGAATCGGGTGGGGTTCAATATGTTTTAATACGTGGTCTCCACAAACTAATTTAGTAGGATAATGAACAATCATTTACGAGGACTTTCTTTACTTTATTTCTTCTTTAGCTACGCTGGAGTAATTGTTACTTTATTCGAATCGCATTATTTATTTTTTAAACTTTTCGCACTTGGCTACGCATCACTACTTACCTTTCAACTACTCAATCAATACTTAGATGAAAACTAAACTTTCAATTTTCCTACTTTCGCTTTGCTCAATATTAGCACCAATTAAACCAATGATAATAATAGCCGTTCTATTTATTTGGATGGATATGTTTTTCGGTATATGGCGAAGCGTAAAGATAGGCGGTTGGAAGGCTATACGTTCAAGAAGATTAAGCAATACAATTTCTAAATCATTACTTTATGCTGGTGCTATTGTAGCGATTTATTTATTGGAAAAATATGTTCTTGCTGACATATTAGGAATGTTTATTTCGGTTGATTTAATTTTAACCAAAGCGTTCACGTTCTTTTGTGCCTTTGTTGAGATTAAAAGCGTTAACGAATCTTACGAAGACATTACAGGAAAGAATGTACTCAAATCTTTTAAAGATTTTCTAACACGAACCAAACAAGATTTAAATGAGTTCAAACCTTGACATTCAAAAGATAGTCCAACACAGGCTATCGAAAGGGCAGTTCTTCGAGGAAAACACGGATAAAAGCCAAATCTATTTACACCATACCGCAGGTAACGGAAACGCTGAAGGTGTTGCACGTTTTTGGAATAGCAATGATTCGCAGATAGCAACGGCATTTGTAATCGGAGAAAACGGAACGATTGTTCAATGTTTTTCAAGTAAGCATTGGGCGTGGCATTTGGGAATTGATAGCCAAGATTTTGTAACTCGTGGACTACCATACAAGAACCTTAACAAACTTTCGGTAGGAATCGAGGTGTGCAACTGGGGAATGCTCAAAGAAAAAAACGGAAAATTCTACAACTATGTAAAAGGGGAAGTAAACGCTTCGTATGTAACTACTTTAGAAACTGCTTACAAAGGTTACAAGCATTGGTACAAATACACGGATGCACAAATAGAATCCTTACGTCAACTTGTAGTGTATCTATGCGAAACGTATAACATACCTAAAACCTATCGTAAAGAAATATTTGACTTAGACAACGAAGCATTCAAAGGTACACGAGGTATTTATACACACAACTCAGTTCGTAAAGATAAGGCTGATATTTATCCGTGTCCACGTATGATTAAAATGTTAGAAAACTTATGAAGTATTTAATAGCGATTTTAAGCGTTTTAACGCTACTTTCGTGTTCAAGTGAACGCTTGGCTCAATACCACTACAAAAAGGCGCTTAAACACGGGCTAAAGGTGGTAAATGACACGGATACGATACGCATAACTACATTGGATTCGTTTCCTGTGATTAAACACGATTCAATCGTATGGGAAAAATTCATAACTACTAAGGATACAATCGTAAATTTTAAGAACATTTACATTCCAAAAACACGCTACCAAACACGAATTGAGTACAAAGAACGAGTAAAGACGTTAAAGATTCAAGGAGAAACAAAATGGAAAACGGCTAAAGCTACGCAAGTGGTTAAATATCGCACAAATTGGTGGGTAGTTTTGATTGCTTTTGTACTTGGATTCGTTGTTCGGTTCGTTTTGAACTCTACTTTTATTTCACGAGTTCAACTTTTCTTCCGATATTTCGGACAAATATAACTTTATGAATTTAATTAAACACGGAAAAAACGTCCACGAATTACAACTTCAGGGATGTAAAGTTCACGTTGCTATGCTTTCGGATATTCATTGGGATAACCCTAAATGCGACCGAGATTTATTAAAGCGACATTTAGATTTTTGTAAAGAGAACGATATTCCAGTAATCATAAACGGGGATTTTTTCTGCTTGATGCAAGGACGAGGAGACAACCGAAGAAACAAAGAAGACGTACGACCCGAACATAACAACGCAAGGTATTTAGATTCGATTGTAGAAACTGCGGTAGAATGGTTTGAACCTTACGCAAACACGATTAAATTAATTGGGTACGGAAACCACGAAACGGGAGTAATTAAATACCAAGAAA